AGCTCTTGCATGTGCTAAAGAACTCCGTAAAATCTTTCCAATCATCGATAAATTTATAGAAAAAACGTAAGTGATTGTTTTCTTTTGAAAACAAATTGCACTTTTTTGTTTACATTCCTCTCTTTTTATAGTATAATAGATCTATAAAATGGAAAAGAGGAGTTATCCATGTCAAAGCCAATTTCAAATGCCGCTTTCAAAAGAATGATCGAAGATCTTCCTATGGATCAGCAAATCGAAAGCATTGAGCGTGGTATTCGAGTTCTGACTGCCACTATGAATTCTGAAGCTTTCGAAAAATCTCCGGGTATGCAGAAGTTTATACCAAAGCGCTTAAAGTTTCTAGAAAAACTTCTTCTTTCAAAGGTGATATAATGCTTAAGCGTCTTTTTGTAATTGGCTGCGCAGCAGCTTTCATCGGTGGATTCGTTACAGGCAAATCTGCTTTTGGTGCAGACTTCGATGATGAAATGAGGTGTATGGCCGACAACATGTATTGGGAATCTCGTAATCAATCATTTCGTGGATTGATTGCAGTCGGTAATGTGGTTATGAATCGAGTCGCTGACTCGCGTTTTCCTAACACTGTTTGTGAAGTAGTGAAACAAGGACCTGAGATTAAATCTTGGAAGTCTGGTGAATACTTTCCAAAACGTGATCGTTGTCAGTTCTCTTGGTACTGCGATGGCAAGCCAGATGAGATTCCTTCACAGGATAAAGCGCTGTATGAAGTTATTCGTGCAATGGCAGTCAAAGTTTCGACAGGTTTCTTTGGTGATATTACTAATGGTGCTACACACTATCATGCTTATTATGTTAGACCGGATTGGGCAGACACAAAGACGCCGACAGTTCGTGTTGATGCTCATATTTTTTATCGTTGGGAGAAATAATGACTATATTATACAGAGGTGAATCTCTTTTTAATGAAAAAGAAATCGATTATAAGTTCAATGAAGATGAGCTTATCATGGAGTTTCAAGATTATATTGACTCGACCTATGATGGTCATTATTCAAAGGATAATTTCCAAGCCACCGAGTTCATTATCGATGGCGGTCATGGTACGGGTTTCTGTATTGGGAATGTTCTTAAGTACGCACAGCGTTACGGGAAGAAAGGTTCGCGCGCAGACGCTCGGAAGGACTTAATGAAGGTTTTGCACTATGCGTTGATTCAACTTTATGTTCATGACTCTGAGGAAGAGTTGACGATTTCTCTGGATACAAATCCGAGTGATGGAGCTTAAAAAAAGCAATATCTGATTTTACCTGAGCAGTCTTATCTTCCACTTCTCCAGATAGAAGTGGAAGATTTCGCTGTTCTTTCATATATATGAGCTTTAATCTTAAAGTGTCAATCATATAGATTTACTCCAAGTGTGTCTTCTTTGATATATTTAGGCACACAATAAGCTGTAACTTTATCTCTATTGTCCATCCAATCTATAGAACCATAGTTACCATACCGCTTCGATAGTTCACTTGCGAAATAATTACATACTTGAATATTTCGAAAATACATATCTCCAGAAACTAATCTTCTTTCGTCTCCTGTTCCGAGATACACAAGTAACAGAAATACATGCACCATTATTTTAGTACTAGCACAAATGCAGTTAGTAAGCCAATGCCAATGCATATAGCAAGGCCTATCACTAGCCACTCAACAAACTTTTGTCTCTTCTGTGCTTGTGCATAGATTGTTTCTTGTCTTTCTTTACGAATCTGTCCTTCCATACGAATAAGTTCATCCCAAGCTTTCTGTCCCATTGTCCATGAAATATATTGCTTAAGCTCTTCTCTCATCTGTTCTGCTTTTTTCTTTGCAGCAAATGTAGCCATCGCTTCTTCTTCGACAGAACCTTTGAACATAAGTTTTTTGAAAAGTGGAGGATTCTTAGCTTGACGCTCTGCTTCAGATAAATCAGACATAGCAGACATCCAACGACCTAGATCTCCGGCCATCTGTTCTATGTCTCTTCCTACTTCAAATCCTTTTTTAATGACATTAAATGCCGCACTAGCAGTAGCTAATGCACTCACTGGATCCATAGCAACCTCCTCAGTTGGCTAGTGGGTTATCCAATGCTCTCTGTAATTTCTTATTAAGACGATCTTCTAGATCTTTCAGCTCACGTTCGACTTTTGCCTCTAAGTCATCCATTCGGCTTTGGTTTGATGATTGTAGTCTGTTTGCTTTCTCATCATAATCTACTTGCAATCTATCACGTTTATTCTCAAAACGCTCTTCAGCATTCTGTACGATTGAACGAACTTCACTTTCGACTTTTCTTACTTCATCTTCTACACGGTCTGCTGTCTTTTCGATCGAAAGAATATCGTCTCGCAGATCACCTTTAATCGCTCTCGTATAGTCGACAGCTTCTTCTAGTTTAGTCTCGATGACTTCCATCCGTTGATCAAAAGCTGCGATCTTTTCTTCATACTCTTGCTGTTGATCGACAAACTGAATCGCCTGTTCCACTTTCTGATACATAAGAAAGCCACCATAAAGTGCGCCAATTACAGAACCGAGAACAGCGACAAGTGCTGATACAGTCATGAAAGTTACTTTGATTCCAAGGATGCGGAACTCTTTATTCTTTAGGTTCTCAATACCCTCTTCCATATTTTCGAGTTCTTGACCTAGATCTTTAGTCATTGCCACCTTCCTGTAATTGTCTTAGTCTTGCAAGCTCTTGCTCTAGTTTTAGAATTTCTAGTCTTTTTCTTTTTAATTCTAATTGATAGAGTGTGTTACAATTAATTCGTTCGTCAGGTCCATCTAGTGGAATAGTAATTCTTGCAAATACGCCTACATCTTTTGTACTTGATCCGCTTCCTCCACTACTAAATGGACTTTCATAATTATCGATGATTCCAGTCACTCCGAATTCTAAATTTGTTCCACCGCCAATTGAATTCTTACAATCTAATTCTCCAGCTCTAAAAGAGTCTTGTCCATATGTACTGCCTGTACTAGGCAACTGCAAGTTCAACGAGCTACTTTCAGCAAGAGCTACTGATGGAATCAATGATAATGCAAATATTAATTTTTTCATTTAAATCTCGAACATATCATAGAAGATATTGCTGGAGCATTATTATTTCTTAATTTAGAAGTAGAACAAATATATTCAGTTCTTACTTTATCTTGCTTACGAATAAACACTTCAAATTTTACTTTTGACAAATACTCTAATCTAAATAGCTTAAATGATGATACAAATGGAATGACATTCCAGTCTTTATCAAACACTGCTATTTCATAATATTCAACATCTTCTCTTTTATTGAACATCTCCATTTCGGTTACTAATAAACCATCATAGATAGACGTCTTCCACTTTGGATATGTTGGTATCATCTCATGCGCGTGAGCAAAAAACGGCACTAACATAATGAGAAATGTTAAAATATAATTTCTCATATTACTTTGCAATACACACTGCTTCAATATTTGCGGTGTAAGTTCCACCCGGGAAAGCCTTATCACCACCATAAGAAGCGGTTGAACTCGACTTAAACCAAGTTGAACCAGTCGCAGTCAAATCATATTGAGTCGTCTGACCGAATGTCACTTTATTAGTTTCATATGAACCCATATTTGCTGCATCACTGATAGCACTTACTTCAGTTGATCCAGTCCACGTGACTGTATCGCTCAACGAAGGGCTTTGAGCAAATGAAGTTGGTGTAGTGATCTGAGCATAATATGCATCAGCAAGTGTTACATCATATCTCACAACAGGCAATACACCTCCATCTGCTGGGGTAGTCGTAAGAGTATATGCATTTGGGTTTCCATAGACACCAGGAGTGTCAGTAGTGATTACACAACGGGATTGTACATTACCAGTAATTGGAACGTCTTCGGCATAAACTGCTGCCGTCCCTAAACACATAACCCCGACAAGAATTGCTTTTCTAAGCATTCGTTTCTCCTAATTGTTATACTGCATGTCTACCATTTGTTCATGCAGCAACTGTTGTGCAAGGCCGTTCCTTAACCCTTGCTTGTTTTCATCAATTTTCTTATCAACTAAAACTAAAGTATCTTTGTATTCTCCACCGGGAATAGAAGTTTTTAGATAGGTGTTATCGATTATAGTCTGTACAGTTCTATTCATAGCTAACAATTGTAAATCTTGTCCAATTAATAATGCTGCATTTGTATCTGCTAGAGCTTGTAATCGATATTCTCTCTTACGCTTTTCTTCTTCCTCTTCTTCCTCTTCATCTATTTCTTCAAGTACTTCTTCATTTTCTTCGATCGTAACTCTTTCTTCATTGCTGAGAGTTACATACTCGTCCTGTGTCGCATCATATATTGTACTTACATCAACTTCTGGTATCACTGGAACAGGTACAACATAACCCGGGCAGTTAGGATCAAATTGTGGATCATAGCAAGGATCGACTTTGTAACTATAAATTACATTTGTATCTTCAACTGTACCAGTACCTTCTACTTCAATGGATCCATCACCCCATAATTCTCGAGGTAGTTGAGGAATAACTGGAACGACTTTCCTAATTTCAATTCCACCTGGTGCACCAGACCAGTCATCTGTTTCGCGAAAGATATATCCTCCGCCTACCTTCTCATTCTGTACATGCACCTTCATATCATCTTCAGTGTTCTTATTTGGAGTATAACTATAGATCACACCATTAATATCAAGACCAGGAGGAGTCGGCAACACCGTTCCCATACTCCATGTATGTCCTCCAGCAGCAGCGTTTGGTGTAGTACCAAAATAAGGCTGAATGCTCTCAGAGTAAGAGTAGGAAGGTGAGAAGGCCACCAATGCCCCAAGTAGCAGTCTCTTTAACATCTTTCTTTTCCTCAGCACCAACTTTTTCTAGTTGAGATTCTTTGTGAGATTCCCAACCAATCTTTGCAGCTTCACCAATCTGACCTTCATAAGGACATGGAGTACCAGCCATCATCATAGCATCAAACACTTTTTGATCTTGACACATGACAGAAACAGCAGCGACTTTCATTCCCATATCATATAGAGTCTTAGCATTCTTCAGTCTTAAGCAATTCTCTTCGGTAAATGTGGTACCAGCAGAGATACCTAAGATCTGAGTTTGTACAGCACCAGCAACACCGATCGTACATAAATCACTATTACTATTAGCACCTAGTTGTGGAGAGATCGCTGATGGTGGAGGTGACTTCACTGTCGTTTCCATCGATCCATTTGTTGTCACAGTACTATTCGTAGTTGACTCTGTTACAATTGGTTCTGCATGAGCGATGGATACAAATAACAAACTAACCAAAAGCGCAATTCTATACATAATTTTCTCCAAAAAATAAAATTCAATTCTATTTATATATTTACAACCAGAAAGTTTTGTGGTATAATAAATACTATTGTAGTGATGAAACGGACCGAAAGATAGACTGGACGCGGGGGCAGTACCCGCCGCCTCCACCATAAACACATGAACTGTTATCATCGTGTGCTTATGATGGGGGCGAAATAGGATCGACAGGTATTAAATAGGGAAGTGGAGCTATCCCGCGCAAGCTGGGTTAACGCAAGAACTAAGTAACTGCAAACGATAACTTTGCACCTGTAGAAATGGCTATCGCAGCCTGATCTACTGGGCCCGACCGGAGCCTCGAAACAGAATCCGGTCAACTTAACACGAAGAAAAGAATACATGAAGTATTGTAGAGATTGCAGACATTATTATACAAAAGGTACTATGGGAAAATGGTGCTGTAACTTTGGTAAAAAATGCGAAAAAGCAATAGGTCATTGTAAGTTAAAAAACGGACGTGTATTTATTAAGGAGAAAGAAAAATATGCCAGCGCGCAATCATAAGCAGTGGTTAAAGAATCCGGAAATTGAGTATATCAATAGTCTCATTTATTCGGATCAGAAGATCTTTGAAAAAGAAATAAAAGATATATTCTCTAAAGTTTGGGTTCCTATGTGTCACATCAGTGAGATGCGAAATGAAGGAGACTTTAGGACTACAGAAATTGCTGGAGTACATGTAATTGCATGGAATACTGGCAGTGAAGTAAAAGCAAAACGAGATACTGGAGTCTATAAAGTATCTGGTAATATGGATGTACTAACAACTGGATTTCCATTACATTGTGAGGTAAAACACGGTGGAATGGTTTGGGTTACACTAGATCCTAATCCTACTCAAAGTGTTGAAGAATGGACTTGCGGCGCATTTGATTGCATTGCCGCCGCCATTGATACAGAAGAAATGGAAGTTTTCCATTACCATAAAGCAATTATAGATACTAATTATAAGTTATGGCACGATACTAACAGCGAATTTTACCATGACTTTATGCATTATCATAATCGCGTAACTGGATTCAATGATGCATACTTTGCAAGAAAGAATATCCCATTTGACAATGGTCATGTAAATGTAAGTAGCTTTACAGTGCAGTATGAAGAGTATGAAGGCTTTGAAGACAGAGGTGAATTGTCATTCCCTAACTTGCCACCTAACCAGTGGTACATGGTAGACTTATTTCCTGGGTTTAACTTTAATCTCAGAGGAAGTGCATATCGTTCGGATAGTGTAACTCCACTTGGTCCAAATAAAACTTTGATTGAATTCCGTGGTTATGGGTTGAAGAAGGACACACCAGAAGAGCGTGCAACAAGAATTGAACATCATAATTCAATTTGGGGTCCATTTGGGCGAAACCTTCATGAAGATTTGATAGGTGTTGCAGGACAGGGAACTACTATGAGACCAAATACTGAACCTCGTAGAATTCTTCACGGCAGGCATGAAAATGGAACAATTCATGATGAAGTGGGAATGAGACATTATTATGCGGAATGGGGAAAACATGTTGACCTTGATCCAGCTACTGCAGTAGCAGCATAGCAAATTTAAATTTATTTGAAAGATAGGAATATTATGATACTAGCAATATTGGTTACTGCACTATGGTTTAATGATAATGCAGAATTTGTACAAACTTCGAATGAACAGCTTGCAGAAGGATATCGATGGGTTAAAGTCGGTAAATCTATTCCATCTGGCACTCCCGCAATTACAATTAAATCTGAGAATGGAAATGAATTCATTTATTACAGACTGGAAAAGTAATGAAAAAGATTTTATTCGCAGCCGCAGCGATGGTATTCGCTACTACTGCAGAAGCTGAGTGGTTTCAAAAACCTGTTCAGTGTTCGACAGGAGAAGATGTCTATAATACACTGATCGAAACATTTGAGCTACAGCCAATGTTTGCAGCTGTAGCTCAAATTATTACACCGGATAATTTATCTCCAGCAGTGTTGATTTTTTACATGAATATCGAATCTGGTAGATTTCTTATCCTTGAAACCGATAATGTAAGCACCTGCATAATCGGAATTGGTGATGGTGTTGATTTTGATATTACACCCGAAGAGATAAGAAATTTTTTACTCAATGAGAAGAGTGTTACTTAACTCTGTACCACTCTCTGATGTCTTTGTCGTCTTTTGTCATATATTTACTGATGCATCCAACAATAATTTTAGATCCATCATTATCTATGACAACCCAATCGCTTGAGCCGGAAGGTGCTTTCACGACATCCCCTCTTTTTAAAACTACATTCCCAACTTTATCGTGCAGATTCATAAGAATCTCCTTTCTAAAATTTAGTGGTAGTTATATTTATTTTAAAAAAAAATTTAAAAAATGCATTTTACCTATTTACTTTTCAGAAGAAATGGTGTATAATATATCTATCAAATGAAAAAAGAGGAACTACATTATGTTGAATACAAGTGAAATGAACGAAATCAAGATGCTTTTCCTGAAAGCAAGCAATGAAGACATGAATGAAATTGCACAGCTGTTTAATGCTGTACGTCGTGTTAAAGCTTCACAAGCTGCTGACAGGCTTAAAGTTGGTCAGAAAGTCGAATGGATCGGCAAGCGTGGCCCAATGTCTGGCATCATCGAAAAAGTCAATCGCAAGAATATTGTGGTTGACGCTGGTTCTAACGGTAAATGGAATGTTACCGCAACTCTTGTCAAAGCTGCTTAAGGAGTTATATAATGGCACATATGGTTGAAACAATGGCTTATGCAGGCGAAGTTCCTTGGCATGGTCTCGGTGTTCCGGTCTCAAATGATCTGACACCTGTACAGATGATGGAAAAAGCCGGCTTGGATTGGAATGTCCAGGAAGTTGAATCCTTCATCGAATTTAACGGTAAGCGTATGCCTACCGGTCAAAAGTCTCTTATTCGTGAAACTGACGGTAAGATCCTCACCAACGTTGGCGAAAACTGGAATCCAGTGCAGAATGAAACTGCATTCGAATTCTTCTCTGAGTTCGTACTCTCGGGTAATATGGAGATGCATACAGCTGGTTCACTCAAAGGTGGTCAGATGGTATGGGCTCTGGCAAAAGTCAGTGAGTCTTTCGATCTCTTCGGTGGTGATGAAGTCGAGTCATACTTGCTCTTCTCGAATCCTCATCAGTATGGTAAAGCAATCGATGTTCGCTTTACGCCGATTCGTGTAGTATGTAACAACACTCTGACTCTGTCACTTGATAAAGAAGCTCAGCGTTCAGTCAAGGTTGGTCATCGCACAGAGTTTGATCCTAACATGGTCAAAGAGTCTCTTGGTATTGCTCATGAAAAACTTGCAGTCTACAAAGAAATGGCAGAGTTTCTTGGCAAGAAGCGTTACAGCGCAGATGCTCTGATCGAGTACTACAACACTGTCTTCCCACGTACTGCTGATAAGCGTGTACAGAACATGGCATTGTCGATAGATACTCTCTCACGGAATGCTAAGCTTGCATACGATGTCCTTGATACTCAGCCAGGAGCGGAGTTTGCCGAAGGTTCATGGTGGCAGGCATTCAACAGCGTCACTTATATTACTGACCACGTACAGGGTCGTAATGCAGACAACCGTCTGTACTCATCATGGTTCGGTGGAAATCAAGTCCGCAAGCGTGATGCATTGAAAACCGCAATTGAATTCGCAGAAGCTGCTTAAGGAGGGCATAGATTATGAAGAACTATACACGTCAAGAACTCGAAGCAATGATTGAATTTGCGACAAATAAACTCAGTCAACTTAAAGAGCAACCAGAAATTGTTCTTAATTCTAAAGGAGCTGTTACTTTTCGAAATTTGAAAGTAACTAAAGTAAATGGTAAATCGCTTATTCTTTCAGATTTTGATGGAAATGAGTATTTGTTCCAAGGTAAACCACATAAAAATGGTTATACCAGTGGTCCACGAATCAATGTAAGGGTAGCATAATGGCTAAAAAACATGATATCAATCAAATTGCAGCATGGGCTCGTGATTGGGGAATCAATGGGTTCGAGCACCTCGACCCAAAAGCCCGTGAACAAAAGCGAATGACTGGTTTGAAGAAACAGCGTGATCGATCACGTAAAGAAGACGATCGAAAATATTCTTCTAAGAGATAAATGCTTTACAAAAGTGTAATATTTCGAAAGCCGCTATGTCGATAAATAATAATGAGCCGAAGTTGAGACCGGCTCATTACTTTTATTCACAGAAGGATATTCATATATGAAAAAAATCGTATTCGCCCTGGCTCTCATTGCTACGGCCTCAACTGCGTACGCAAGAGACCAAATTTCTATCGTAGGTTCATCTACGGTATTTCCATTTGCTACAACTGTAGCCGAAAAATTTGGACAAGTTTCTAACTTTAGAACTCCTGTCATTGAATCCACTGGTTCTGGTGGAGGAATGAAGATGTTTTGTAAAGGTGTAGGTACAGGAACACCTGACATTACAAATTCATCTCGTGCAATTAAAAAGTCAGAAGAAAAATTATGTGCTAAGAATGGTGTAACGCCAATTGAAAGAATGATTGGCTATGACGGTATCACAATCTCCACTTCTCGAGAAGGAAATGCATTTCCATTAAACAAAGAAGAAATCTATAAAGCCGTTGCAGCCGAAGTTTGGAATGGTACCGACTTTGTAGCAAACCCATATAAAACTTGGGCAGACATTAATCCTAATCTTCCGACACTGCAAATCGATATCATGGTACCACCTACAACTTCCGGTACTCGTGATGCATTTGTAGAGCTAATTCTCCATGATGTATGTCGTAAAGAATATAAGCTCGATAAGAAAATCGCAAAAGCAAGATGTACTGCACTCAGAACCGATGGTAGTTATGTAGTATCAATGGGCGAAAACGATAATCTACTCATTGAAAAACTAGGAAAAGATGCCGATCGTATGGCAGTCTTTGGTTTCTCATTCCTGGATATGAACCGCGATAAAGTGATTGCTCATCCAGTAAATGGTGTATCGCCAGAATTTGATACAATTGCTGATGGTTCTTATAAGGTATCACGTCCGCTGTTCTATTACATTAAGAAAGAACATATCGGTGTAATTCCTGGTATCGAAGAGTTTGATGCATTGTTTAAGAAGATGTCAGACGCTGATGGTCCTCTCGCTGAACAAGGATTGATTCCTCTTCAGTAAAAAAAACGTAACTAATTGAAAAGGGTCGGTTTTTCCGGCCCTTTTTTTATGTACTTTTCGTTATAAATAGTATACAGTTAAGTCAGGAGTTAAGAAATGAAAAAATTTAATACATATCTAAAGGAGATGGCTATGATTAACGTGGCGGATCTTGATGTTAATTTTCTGAACAGAGCTCAGAAGATCACATCTTTTAACTTGAAAACTGCTGACTTTGAATCTTTACAATACAAAGCAGAAATTCAACATTTGATTCATCGGCATTTCTTTCCTAAGTTTGATTTAGGTCAGACTTTGAAAGGCCAACCAAATGTTGCAAAGCTGAATAAGCTTATCGATAAACTAAAGCAAGAAAGTTTTATCAACTACAATCGACTTCACTTCTACAACCTGAAAGGTGTCGGTCCTGGAGAAGCAACCATGTACTTCCTCATGGATGATGCACAACTAGGTGGTGGAGGTTCTGCCGGCGTTGATCTGGTTGTAGCTGGTACTCAATATGAAATTAAAGCTTCACTCTATAGTGCAAATGAAAAAACAGTGCATGGCTTTAAGCTCGGCGGCACTGCTCCAGTAAGTGGTATCCTCAATCAACTAATTCAATATAAGAAAGAATTGAAATTAGCCACAGCTGGTAAAGGTCAGAACGAAGTCAATGGATCTCAAATGGAAGCTATTCGGAAAGCATATCCAAGTGAGTATGCAAAGATGCAAGCCGAATATGCTCGTATTGCTGGAAGATATTTTGGAAATACGCCGGTGATCTTCATTAATAACAACAGTAGCAATAAAGTAGATCCCGAAGATACAGCGGAAAAGACTCGTCAATTGAGTCGGAATGCTGGTAATATCTTAGCAATTAAAAAAGTTGCAGCGAAAGATATTCAAATGCAAGTTGCGACTCAAGGAACAATCAAGCCGAAAGTAAAAATCTAATGGCTGTTTCTCGTTATCTCGAAAATGAACCAGTGCATATTTCTGCAGGCCGTGTTCTTGGTACAAGCAGCATTCATAAGTTTGGTGCTGTACCCGCTATGTCTCAGAACCAGACTGGTACGATTTGGGATGTGAACGATACACCTTATCCTTGGTCAGCATTTGATACAGCAGGTGTTCTCACTATACCGGCTGTGAATGCTGCTGACAATGGTAATGTGATTACTGTACAAGGATTAGATGATAATTACAATATAGTCAGTGAAGACTTTACTGTTTCAAGCGCCGGCACAACGACAGGAACACAGGTATTCAAAAGAGTCTATCGAGCATTTGATAACACTGGAACAAATGTTGATAATATTAATGTCCAAAGAGGCGGCACCACTGTTCTTCGGATTACTGCTGGTAAAGCCCAAACACTCATGGCAATATACACTGTTCCAGCCGGTAAAGTAGGTTTTATTGTAAAAGGCACAGCGACTGTTCAAGCAAGTGCAGATGCTACTGTTGATATGTTTGTGAGATACAACGGACAGACAAGTTTTAGAGTCGGTCATTCATTTGAAGTAAGTGGCGCCGGCGGACAATACATATATGAATTTGCTGCGCCAATTCGTATTCCAGAAAGAAGTGACATTGATGTAAGAGCAAGAGTAAGATCTAACAATGCTCGAGCAACTGCAGCATTTGATATTATCTTAATTGACAAAATTTTGGCAGGTAAGTGATGAACTTTAAAAATTTTATAACCGAACAAAAGAATACTCACATGACTCACATTGAGGACAAGGTTCTTTATGGTGGTGTGAAAGGAACTCGTGAAGCAATTCTCGCATTGCGTTCATTGAGAGATGCGTTAGGAGGAGTTCATGACGGAAATGTTAGTGTTAAATGGGACGGTGCTCCTGCTATCTTTGCTGGGACTGATCCTCGTGATGGACGGTTTTTCGTGGCAAAGAAGGGTATTTTTAATAAAAGCCCAAAAGTATACAAGACTCCAGGTGATATTGACGCTGATACTTCTGGCGATCTTAATACAAAGCTCAAACAGGCTTTGGAATATCTGCCTAGTCTGGGGATAAAGGGAGTAATTCAAGGTGATTTCTTATTTGGACCGGGTGATGTTAAAACTCGAAAGATCAAAGGTAAATCCTATATTACGTTTCACCCCAATACAATTGTTTATGCAATTCCATCTGGCACGGACATGGCCAAGCAAATTACGTCAGCAAAGATTGGAATCGTATGGCATACAACCTACAAAGGACCAACATTCGAATCAATGAAAGCTTCTTATGGAGTTGACGTCAAAAAGCTTAAACCTTCAAAGAATGTTTGGTCTCAAGATGCAATGCTTCGTGATATGACTCAATTCACAATGTCAAAGAAAGACACCGATGAAGTGAACGAATATCTATCAAAGGCTGGATTTATTTTCAATAAAATTGCCGGTTCTACTCTTCGTCAACTCGAACAAAATCGAGATCTGGCAGTCATGATCGAAACTCATAGTAATAGTTATGTTCGAGCTGGTGCACTTCCACCAGATCCAAAGAAAAGAGTTGATGCTCTGATTAAATTCATTGAAGCTAAATTCAAAAAAGAAATGGATAAGAGAAAGACTGAGGCTGGTAAATCTGCACAACAGAAAAAACTTAATGAAGTGCTAACTTTCTTTTCACAAAAAAATAAACAAAGTCTTATTCAAATGTTTGAATTACAGCGAGTTATCATTCTTGCAAAATTGAAACTTATAAATATACTTAACAAGCTCAATGGTACTAAGACTTTCCTCAAGACTAAGCGAGGATATAGAGTTACAGGCCAAGAAGGTTATGTCGCAATTGATAAGCTTGGTGGTGATGCGGTTAAGATTGTTGATCGGATGGAATTCTCATTCGCCAACTTTAGCCCAAATGTATTAAAAGGATGGGATAAACCAGGGAGAAACTAATGGCGGATATCGTTCGCTTTAAAGACGTATTTCAGAATCCAGACGCACTATCATTCAAAGATATGTATACTGTAGAGTATCGTCCTGGTGAGGATGAGCTTGTAAACTATCGTGCATATAGACGTAAAAGAACAATCGGTGTCGGTGAAGGTGGACCTATTGGTGAATCTACTGATGTAGAAGAAGCACTCACCATGACTCAGAGAATGAAACGTTCTCGTATGATGAAGAAGATGAAAGCACGGATTAAAATTGGTCGCCAACGTGCAAAGCGTAAAATGGCTGACAAGAAAAAGCTAGAGAAGAGAGCTAATCGCGCAGCTCGCGATATCATTGTAAGAAAACTCACTAAAGATATTCCAAAGTCTGAACTCTCTTTTGCAAGAAAGCAAGAGATTGAGAAGAGACTTGACAAGCCAGCTATTAAAGCACGGCTAAAAAGATTAGCGAAAAGAATGTATCCTAAAATTCGTAAAGCAGAAGTACAAAGGAAAAAAGGTTGATTAATTCATTTAAGAATTATTTAGTCGAAGAGGAGAAGACGCTGTACTTTGTATGGGGTCGTATGAATCCTCCGACTGCTGGTCATGAGAAACTGCTTGACTTTTTGAAAGGCAAAGCTGGCAATAACCCGTTTAGAATTTATCTAACTCAATCAGAGGATAACAAGAAGAACCCTATTCCGTTTACACAGAAAGTAAAGTTTGCACGTAAAGGATTTCCACAGTATGCTCGTCAGATTATGATGGACAAGAAATTAAAGACAATCTTTGATGCAATGACTTCTTTTTATAATGAAGGATTTAAAAGAGTTGTTATCATTGCTGGTTCTGATCGTGTAAGAGAATATGAAGTTACACTGAACAAGTATAATGGCAAGAAAGCTCGTCATGGATTCTATAACTTTGAACGTATCACTGTAATGAATGCTGGTAAAAGAGATCCAGAGTCAAAAGGTGTTGAAGGTGTATCTGGTACTAAGTTAAGAGGCTATGCTGAGTCCGGTGACTTTACAAAATTTTCTCAGTATATGCCAAAGAGACTTTCAAATGCAGATGCTAAGGCTGTATATAATGCTGTTCGTAAAGGAATCGGTTTAAAAGAACAGAAAGAATTTAAGAACCACGTGCAGTTAGAACCAGTTTCCGATCTTCGTGAAAGCTATGTACAAGGTAATTTGTTTATGCCGGGTGACACTGTTGTTATTAAAGAAACAGGTCAACTTGGTCGAGTCAAGCACCTTGGATCTAATTATGTTATTATTGAGAGCACGGGTACCGAATACCGTAAATGGATTGATTCGGTTGAAAAGTTGCAAGAAAATGTTGAATATACTACAGAGTCTTTACAAGAAAAGACTACATCTCCTCAAGATCCGGATATTAAGGATCGTCCAGGAACTCAACCAAAAGCATATCATTCTGGTCTAAAGTCAAAGTCGACTAAAAAAGCAAGAGATACACACTTTAAGAAGCATGCTAAAATGGATGATGATAATCCAGCAGCATATAAAAAAGCACCTGGTGATGCAACTGCTAAGACAAAGCCGAGTAAACATACTAAACGATTTAAGCAAATGTTTGGTGAGCAAGATGCCGCTGACATGGCAAAGAAAAGAATCGAAAGAGAAAAAGAAGTTGATAAAAGAAAGCATGATCGTATGATGGATCGTGCTCGTATTAGAGATACTCTTAAAAAGAATAGGGAAACAAAATGATTAGTTTTAAATCCTACATTGCAGAAGATGCTACAGCGGCACTCAAGAAAAAAGCAGAAAAGACTGGCATGCCACTTGGTGTTCTTCGGAAAGTATATAATCGCGGTGTAGCAGCTTGGAGAACAGGCCATCGTCCGGGTACAACTCCACAGCAATGGGGATTGGCAAGAGTTAATTCATTCGTCACTAAGTCATCCGGTACTTGGGGCAAAGCAGACAAAGACTTAGCAGCAAAGGTCAAGTAAGATGAAAACATTTAAGCAGATTAGAGAAGCATCATGCGGCACTATGCCAAAAGGAAAAAAGGCTGAAGGCTATGTTTCTATGGCTCAACAAAGAGCTGTGTGGGCTACTCGTAAAGATGGTGGTAAAGGTCATCCGGACAATAAGAAAAAGTCTAAGAAAGAAGAAGTTGATGAAGCAAAGAGAGTCGTTCATTCTGATCGACCAGATTCACTTGCTTCTATTAAAGTTATGAAACCAAAAGATCCAAAGAAGTTCAATCAGGACAAGAAGTATCCTCCACATCTTCGCGGTGATTCAATTGGTAAAGCAAAGAAAGCATTTGCTCATACAAAGAATGAAGACTCTGATGCAGTCAAAGCATTCCTTGCTAAAGGTGGCAAGATTAAAAAGCTTCCTGCTGCAAAAGCTCAAGGCTATCATGGTAAAGACGATCCGGGTAAAGGTGTTCATGGCATGATGGATAAGCCTGATTCAAAGGCAATGGGAACTCGTAAAAAAGTAGGGAGCATGAAGTAATGCCACTCAAAGTATCAGATGGAATCGGAGCTTGGATCAAAGACTTCAAGAAGTCTGATGCTCCGCAGTTCAAAGACAAATCAGAAAAAGAACGTCGTGATCAGGCAATTGCTGCATATCTGTCTGCAAAGCGCGGTGATCAAAAAGAAGGTGTTGAGGAAGCAATGCGCAGACCTCGAGCACCTAAGCCATTGAATCGTTCTGATCATACTCACACTGTTCACATTGATGGTGAAGGTAAGTATAGAGTCAAAGCAAAGTCTATGGATCATGCAAAGAAGCTAGCATTCAAAAAAGCTGGTATCTCTAAGTTACATGGACATCCCACAATGGAACCAAAGACTCGTATTATGGGTGAGTCTGTAAACGAGGAAACAAATTTTGCAGTTAATATTGAAGGTCTTCCAATGATGTTTATGTCTGCTATGGGTCCTGGTGAACTCAAGCAGAAACTTCGGAAGATTGTCAAGCAACCTTCGATGATCCAGTCTGTCAAGCGTGTTACTGATGCTGATGTAAAGAAAACATTCCGACTCAAAGCACAAGGCCGTGACGAAGAGGAGAACGAAGAATGAGTTTAAGATCAGCTATCGAAGAAGTTCGTAAGAAACAATATGATTGGGGAACACCTGAGTCGACTGCTCATGCTAAGCGTATGACACCGGGTCAACAAGAAGCTAAAGATCCAGGTGAATATGATTACGAAGGAGACATGGCCAAAGTTCAATTAAGAGCTATGGTTGATCAGGCTCAAGATTTGATTGATCAATTTGAAGATAATGAGAATCTTCCTGAATGGTGTCAGAATAAAATTACAAAGGCTGCTGACTATATTAAAGACGTCTATTCCTATATGGAAGGTCTAGAAAAAGACGACGAGGAAGAAGACGATGATTAAGTTTAAAGTTTTCCTTGAAAAGAAATCAACTGGTAAAGACTCAAAAGGTCATTTTAGAGCGACAGAAAAAGGCGCTGGCATGACTCAAAAGGGTGTTGATGCAGTTAACCGTAAGACTGGTGGAAATCTTAAAACCGCAGTGACTGGTAAAGTAAAACCAGGATCAAAAGCA